CGAGCAACACTATCTACGATACCTCAAGCATTCAAGAAAGACGCAAACGAATCCTTGATGTTGCAGGTATTCGAGATACAACACAAGATGGGGAAAGACGAGTCATTCCAAATAAACGAAAAGATAATTAAGGATGCACCTGAAATTATATCAAGGATGGCAGGATATATATCTCCGTGTACAAGGAAAGATGTTGCAGTTGTATTAGAAACAATAGCTAGTACATTTTCAATACAAGTACCGAATGAAGTAGGATTAGAACAATACTTTAGAATACTTTTAAAGTACCCTACATTCCTATTAAAAGATTGTATGGAGGATATAATTAAATCTTATAAATATCCTCGCTTACCATTACCAAAAGAATTTGTGGATAGATTAGAACCACCATATACCTATCATTTAAGGTGGTTGCAGAATGTTACTAAAACATTTTATAGACTTGAAATCTATAAACAAAAGGCGTATATAGATAGAACAAAGGAGGAGTAAAATATGAATACTAAAGTAGTATCAAACTCCAACATTAAAGTAGTACCTCTTGATAGATCAAAAGGTATAGGAGGATCGGATGCTAATCGAATTATGAGAGGAGATTGGCATAAGTTATGGTTGGAAAAAACAGGTAAGCAAGTACCTGAGGATTTATCCAAGAATCTTGCAGTACAAATTGGTGTAATAACTGAGCCAGTTAATATTAGATTCTTTGAATATGAAAAGAACTTCAAAGTAATTTCTAATGCTGGAGAGTTAAGGCAACAGGACCAATTTATGTTTGCATCATACGATGGTGTAGTTATGAATAGTGATAATGGTAGTGTAGCAGAAACTAAAGTACCATTACCTATTGAATGTAAACATACAAACTCAAACAATACTATGGATAACTGTGTGCAGAATTATATGCCACAGCTACAACATTATCTAATGGTATCGAAAGCACCATATATATATCTATCTGTTATTTTTGGGAACAATAGATATGAAACTTGTAAGGTTGATGCTGATAAAACTTATCAGAAAAAACTTTATGAGATTGAAAAATCTTTTTGGCAGTATGTTCAAGAAGATAAAGAACCTGAAAAACTTGACACAAGTGAATTACCTAAACTCGCAGGTAAAATAAAAATCAATGATATGATTACAATTAACTTTGATGAAGTTAAAGATAATGAGTTTATGTCTTTAGCTCCTCGTTGGCACGAAACTAAAATACAAGCCAATGAACACAAAGCAATATCACAAGTGTTGAAAGCTAAAGTACCTGATAATTGTCGTAGAGCAACAGGTTCTGGTATTCTTATATCAAGAACTAAAGCTGGGTACTTAACCATTAAAGAAGAAACCAAAGGAGGTAGATACAATGGCTAAACAACTAGACAAAAGAGTAACAGATATACTCAAGGACCTTGGATTCACAGGCAAAGAATGTTTGTGGGATTGCCACGGAACTTGGGTAATGTACCATCGATACATAGAGATCGCAGGTGCAAAGAAAAAAGTAAACATTAATCAATTAGAAGAGATTGAAACAAATTCCAAAGAGGGAATAGTTTGTATCAAATGTTATGCATCTCTTAAAGATATGAAAGTAATTACATATGGAGAGGCAAGTCCAAAGAATAGTAGGAATGCTTACCCTTATGCGATGGCTGAGAAGAGAGCAATAGATAGAGCAATCTTAAAGCTAATTGGTTTACACGGATTCATTTATTCTGAAGATGAGTTAGATGTTAAACAAACTTCTAATGCAAAAGTAGGAGCAAGTGATGATGAAGTGTTGAATAAATTTCAAGAGGAAATTAAAAACTCTAAATCAAAGAAAGCATTGTTAGGTTATGGCAAGATGTACAAAGTACATATGGCTAAAGCAAGACAATCTTCACACGCAATATATCTTCATACTAAGACATTGTATGAAAATAAACTAGGCGAACTAAACAAAGGAGAACCTAAGAATGTATAACAATATAGTAATAATAGGAAACCTTGGTCGTGATCCTGAAGTCAAACAAACTTCAAAGGGAAGTAGCTATGCCATATTAAGTGTAGCTACAAACAGGACCATCAAAGGAGAAAAGGAAACTGATTGGCACAAGGTCATAGTATGGGATGATCGTATCGCAGATACACTTGCAAGGTACACAACAAAAGGAAGTATGGTGTTGTTGCAAGGAAGACTAACATATCGATCTTGGGAAAAAGATGGACAGCCAATGAAGACAGCAGAAATACATTTGGATAGATTCGAAAGCAAGATGAAATTGCTGGACAAGAAAACAAATGGAGGCGAACCCAAGACCTCCTCATATGATGAGGGAGGGATTGATGAGCCGAAAGAATCATCTGTTGAAACAAAAGAGGAGAATGAGGTTCCGTTCTAATGACAAGAAACGAATACAAAGTATATCAATATTGTAAAAAGTTTATTTTAGAACATAAGATCAGCCCTAGTTATTCGGAGATAACTCAGGGTTGTTCTTTTAAATCTCGTTCACAATCTTGGGGAGCAATAGAAAGACTAATTAAAAAAGATTACCTAAAGAAAGTAGGTAAGTATGGCGACTCAAGAAGATTAATTATTAATAGAGATTACGAGAAAGGAGGTATAAAGATTGGTAAAGCAACAAGAGGAAATTAGTTTAGATGCTAAGTTAATTGCTAATGCTTTGATGGATAAACCTGATAATGTATTGTTTAAAAGATTACAATATTATATTCAGAAAACATATGAAGCATTCCCTTTAGTTAAGCTGGAAGATAATGCATTATTATTGAGAGATGATAGTGAGTATATTCCTGATGACTAATAAAAGCAAAAGAAAAGGTTACAGAATAGAAAATAATTTAGTCAAGTTATTGAAGAAGAAAGGTTTGTCTGCTCGAAGACAACCGATGAGTGGAGCATTACAAGATTTTCCACACGATATTCAAATCAACAATCCCAGTATTAATGTAGAAGTTAAAGGGCGTAAAGGAGGAGTAGGATTCAAGACTCTTAAACGCTGGAAACAAGGTGCAGATGCCTTGTTTTTACACGAAGATTTTGGAGAAACTTTAGTTTGCATTAACCTCAATTTATTTATAGACATACTTTTAAATCATAAGGAATATAGGATGCCCTATGAACAAAGTATTAAGGAGAAAATTAGACACGAAGATAGCTAGGTATATTGCATTTTGTATAGCAATATGTAGTGTATTTATATTAACAACTTTTAAGATAAACGAGTATCAATCGTTTGGGTGGATGCTTGGCGTTATATCTTGCTCTATGTGGGCGTACTGGGGTTGGCAAGATCGAAGTCAAGAGGGGTACGGAAGATTTTTAATGGAGATAACCTATGTATTACTAAGTATATGGGGTATATATAACTGGTATGGTTAATTGGAAACAGCAAGAAAGATTTAGAAGACAAGAAGAAGAATATAAAAGGTTAATGAAAAATAAAAAGGCAGATGTTAGCATTAGCCAAAATGATGAGGAGTTAAATGCTGGAGAAGAAATGGAAAAGTTTAAAGAAAACAATCGTATATGCAAAGATTGTAAAGAACCTTTATGCTTTGGTATCAATGATAAATGGTTGTGTGCAGGATGTCCTGAACTTCCAAGAGAGTATAATAAAAATGGCAAAGAAAAAGAAAAACAATCTTCTTAATGCAGTTGTATTTGAACGAAAAAAAATCAGAAGAAAAGGAAGACACACAAAAAGACCAAACAAAAAAACCAAAAGAAAACGCTATAGAGGACAAGGAAGATAAGGAGTTAAGAGATGAAGTTAGTCGTATTAATGATTCACTTACTCAATGGAGAAGTATCTAAGATACCAGCACAACTAGCAGTAGGTCATTGGTGTTCTGATCTAATAGATAAATACACATACTTTGAAGAGAATAAAAATTATAAAGAGGGTAACGGAGAAGTATGGATTCATAGAAAACATAAAGGTAAGATAGTCTTTGCTCATTACTGTACAAGTATAGATGGTAAACACTTTGTAAATTATAACAAAGGTAAAGATTAAATATCTACTTTAGGTTGTTCAGGTTGT